AATTAGTTGCCATTAAATTTATAAAAAATTTGAAATTAACAGGTGATTTAGCAGCTGGAGGTAACCAGGAACTTTCAGAACCATCATTTATATACCAATATAAGATTTCTTGACCTTCATCTTCAACATAGATCCCAATCTCTCTTAAAAAATATCCATCTAAAACTCCAGTATTTTCAAATTGTATTGTTAATTTAACAGCATCTTTATTTTGAACTTTTTCTGTTATATTTACTTCTTTTTTCAAAGATTTTATTTCAATAAAATCTTCTGGATTTTCTTCTAATGCTATATTCCCATCTCCTATTTTTGCTTTAGTAAATAAGACAGGTTTATTTTCTGCTAAGCATTTTGCCATATATTCCTTTCCTTTATTTGTTAATCCTTGAAACATTTTTCAATCCTCCTTCATCTTGGAATATAAAATTCTTTTTTTAATTCAATACAAGCAAATCCAGTTATTTTATATTTTCCCTTTTCTTTTTCCCTTTCTACTTCAACTTTATTAAGAATACTTCTACAATTTTTATATTTTTCAATTATAGAAACTAATTCATCAATCCAAATTTGATCTTTATTTAAATTAGTAGTTATGATTTTAAAAGTGAAAGGTTTTCCATTATATTCATACCATTCTTGAACTTCCAAAGGATAATTTAACTTTTTTAAATTTTCTATAATTGCTATTTTAGTCCCTTTTTTTGCATGAGCCCAATAAGCGTTTTTTATCAAATTTATTTTCACTTCTTTAGAAAGACTTTCTTTCCAGTTATCAATACTATACTGATATGCTAACTCAGAAAGAATTTCATCAGATTGTTCTTCTAAATTTTTATAAAATGCGAGTTTCGGAATTTCCGAAATAATTTCTTTTTTAAAATTTTTTTCAATTTCTATTGCTAGACTTTTAAGATTTTTATACTTTTTTAAGTTTTCAGGAAAAATCTTTTGATAATCTGTATTTAAAAGGTTACTCATCTTCTACACCTTGATAGCTTATATTAGTTCCTGTATCTTGAGCTACATGAGTTTTTTCTACCTTAGTAAAAACAGGACTAATTATTTCTACTCTCTTTGCTCCTGCCTGAATCAAGAGTTGAGTTAATTTGTTAGGATTAATATCCCTTCCTAGTTTTTCCTTTTGCCATTTTTTATATTCTTCTACAGCTTTATTTACTGAAGAAGTTATTGTAGTTACATCATCTTCTTTATTAATCCACCATTTCATATTAATTGAATAATTAGAAGCTATCGGAGCAACAACTTCTACTTTATCAGTAAAAGGTCTTACATCTTCAGCTGATAACACATCTTCAACAATTTTTAATAGCTCACGTTCAGGGATTTTTCCATTTTTCAACAAAGGAACAACCTTTACTACTCCAGGACTTTCCTCTGGGGTATATATATTTGCATCTACTATATCTTGATGAGCTGTTCTAGTATAATATCTATAAGATGCAACTGGACCTGCTGTACTAAAAGAAGTAGGCTTTAATCTAATTCTTTCTCTTAAACTTTCATCAGTTTCTAGATCAGCTCCTCCTGAAGAAATATTTTTATTTTCTACTGAGGAAAGATAAGGAATAACATCAACTATTGTATTTATTTCGCCTTTTTGTAGACTGTTTCCAACTATTCCATCTGTTAAACAAGTAACTTCACCAATTACTTCATTTTTTCCTATTTGTAATTCTATATTTTCATCTAATTCAAAGAATAAATTTCCTGCTGCTATCTTATGCCCCTTAGGAATAGTTATAACTTGATCAAAGATTTTACTAAAAGTATATTTAATTGTTGCCTTAGCTCCCCTTGCTAAGTTTCTTTTTACTCCTACCAATTCTCCAAGAGCTTCTAAATATAGCCCTTTAGAATATCTAAGAAGATTCATTTTACCAGTGAAATTCATATTATTATTTGCTATTGAAAATATATAAGTCACCCATGAGATAAAATCATTAACAGGATCCCCATCTTTTATCTTTACTCCCATAATCTCTTCATAACCACTTTTTATAGCTGTTTCTAATTTAGAGATATCATTTTCAATAAATCTAATTTCACTCATTATCTATCCCCCCTTTGATACTAACAGATAGTTTTCCTGATAGTTCTTCAATATCTGACACATGAATCTCTTCAGTGTTAAATCTTGATTCTTCTCTTGTTATTTCTTCAAGTATATCTGCTGCTATACTTGCTTTAACAATCTCTTGAGGTTTATCAATATTCTCAACTATAATTCCTTTGTGTCTAGCAAGAGGAACATTACATTTAATTCTAGTTATTGTGTTATCAATATTTTGACTAATTTCTTCACTTAAATTAGGCTTAAATATATAATTTCTTTCTTGAGTATTAATTTTAATTTCCATTAGTTATACTCCTTTAAGCTCAAAGAAAGCTCCATTTTACTTACATTTCCTAAGCTTGTATATGCTTTATATGTTTCAGACATTGAAGTTATTACATACCAACCACTTCCTACTACTCTACTTCCTAAAATAAACTTTAATTTTTGTCCTTTTTTCATATAATCTTCAAACTCTTTAGCAGCAGCAGTTGGATTAACATTCCAAGCAGCATTAAGATGTATATTTAGTTTAATTTCATCTAATGCAACTCCCTCAAACTGTAATTTGGGTTTTCCATGCATAACTTCATGTTCTATCCATCTAACACTTTTATCTCCTGAAAGGTTATTGATAGTTTTTATATAAAAAGAGCTACAACCAAATACTGTTTTTCCTAAAATACCTACAATCATTTTTCCTCCTATGCTGGTGGACCTGATTTATCAATACCACTTGTTACACTTGTATGAATATGATCTTTTAATGATACTCCAGCAGCACTAATATCTTTTGCTGCATTAACACTTTCTGTTGAATCTAGTTTTCCTTTTAAATCTATATTTCCTGTTATTGCTATATTCCCATTTATCGTTATATCCCCTGTAATCTTTATTTGAGGGCATATAACTTCAACTTCTTTTTTACAATCTAAATATAGTTTAGATGCTTTTTCATCATAGATTACTTGAGTACCATCAGAGTATACAATAATTGTTTTACCCTCTCCTGCATTAGACATAACAGGAGCTGGAAGATCATAACCACTTCCAAGATACATTCCAGAGTTTCCATTACTAACTAATAAGCATAATCCCCTTTCTCCTATTTGAGGCATAGAATATTGTTTAGTTCCTTTATTTCTACCTTGAAATACTTGTAGTTCTGCTGATTGCTCTTCTAAATCTTCAAAGTGAACTTTTACAGTTCCTTTATCATGATTTACTATAGATACAGTACCAAACCTTATCATTCATCTTCCTCCACCTTTCTTATATCTAATGAAAGTGTATAATCTTTATAATTAGTATCTATCTTTGAAATTAAATATTTTCCTTCAAAGATGCCAAATCCAACTATATAAATGGTATTTCCTACACTTAATAATTGTTCTTTACCCATTAACTGAATATTTCCTCTAGTAGAGTCTTTATTTTTTTCTCTTAAAGCTTTTTCAGCAATTTTACCAAGATACTCTTCTTTTTGCTTTTTAGTTGCTCCAGGAGGTTCTTTTTCCTCATTTATAAAGAGTACTCTTTGAGTTCCTCTTTTATAACCTGCCCTCTGTTTAGTAAAGAAACTTTTTTCTATTTTTTTTCCTAATTTACTATCATAATATGAGATCTTACAACCTGCATATCTGTCAGTATCATCAGTTTCAAAGGAATATGATTTAAGATCTGTTCTTGAGAGATATATTATTGGCTCTTTATCTTCATATAAAGTCTCTTCTAATAAGATTAACTTATCATTATAGAGTTTCACTAATATTCCAGCCTCTTTCCCTAATCTTTTTAAAAAGTTAAAGTAACTCTCTAGTCTAGCCTCAACTCTTTTATATTCAAACTTAAAATCAACTTCAAAGATTAACTCAAGGTTACACTCCTTTGCTATATCTGATGCTACCTTTTCCAATGTTACATTTTCCCAAACCCTATTCTTTTTATTATCCATAAGATTTGATGTTATATCCACTGATAGGGCTTTGATATTACATATATCAGGAGGTCCAGAGTAGCTAACATTATCAATATAGAAAATTCCTATATCAATTTCTACAATACCTGTAACTTCCCAATTATGAAGATATGCTTTTACTTCTAATTTTTCTCCTTTAAGTGGAGCCCAACTGCTGATCCACAAATCTTCTCTATTTTGAATACTTAAATCTAAAGTATCAAACTCATTTAAAGAATCTGATTGAGAAAAACTAAGCAAATCATTATGAATATATTTTGTTATATTTTTACCTTCATAAAGTATCTGTAATTCTATTTTTCTAGTATTTCCAATTACATTATCAAGTGCTTTATTAGTTAAATTATCTAACTTATCTAAAATTTTATAGTCTAACATCTTATCTCCTCCATGGTGGAGCATTAGTATTAGCCTTTTTAGCCGAGTCTATCTCTTGATATTTAAGCTTTACTCCTGCTTTGAATACAATTACATCACTATACTCCTCATTTAGCTCTAAAGATCGGAAGAGCACACGTCTGAACTCCAGTCACAGTCAAATCTCGTATGCCGTCTT